AATGATGTCTTCACGTTCTACCATTCTTTCTCGTAAAGCTCTCGCTCTTTCCATCAACTCTTCGGCTTCTTCTTCATCCCCTCTTTCTCTAGCTCTGTCTGCTCTTCTTGCAAGCATTACTTCGCCAGTGGTTCCTAGGCCTACAACCGTGCTTTGATACCCTGATTTAAACCCTCTACCTGCTCTTGTAAAAAAAGGCACAGCCTCTTGTTCTGGTTGTTCTTCGGGAGTGAAGTTTATTTTTTGATAATACTCTTCTATAGGAACATCAGAGTAATACTGGCCGTGTATGGCATCTACAAATTCTTTGTCTGAAAGAGCTTGAAGTTGTGGAAACTGTTGTCTGATTTCTTGAACATTCACATTTACTTCCTGTGCTTACCTTATACCAGCTGGGTCGCCACCCTCTATTGTAGGCGCAAAAGTTTCTTTTGAAGAAACCCAAGAACCTAAAGCACCAGCAACCGCCAAATCTTTCATTGCACTGTCAGTAAGATCTACATTTGAGTCTTTAAGAGCTTTTTCAATCCATTCGTCGATTGTGTATGTAACACCGTTTATCTCTTTTGTCCCAGAATAGTGTGGGAACATTCTAAAAAACCCTTGCGGAGACATTTGTCTAAAATATACATGTCCTAACAAAGGAACCTCTTCTTCAACTTGTTTGGCTTGGTTTTGTGCTAGCTTTAATACTGCTTCATCGTTTTTACTTGGATCGTCCCCTTCCACCATCTTTGTAATTAAATCCATAGGCATAGCCGTGTTTTTATCAAGGTTGGCTTTTGACCCTGTAGCAAGGGCTTTTAAAAGATTAGCTTCGTCCTGCATCGCACTGCTTATTTTATCGGCTTGATCTGATCTAAGCGCGTTGACCTGAGACGCAAACCCAAGTATGCCTCCTTGTTTTGTTTGTGGCATTACTCCTGATTGTTTTGCCAGCTCTATTCGAGAATTAATAATTTCATTAAGTCTGGTTTTAACTTCTTGAGGACTATAAAAAGGCTCTGTGGTTACAGAAGGTGTGTTTGCTTTTGTTCCTTTTTCTATCAACGCTCTTGTAATCAACATTTGTTGGGTTTGTTTTGGAAGCATACCAAAGTCTTCTAAAGTATATGTTCCCGGAAAAGCAGAGAAGATTGAATCCAACTGTTCTTGAGTGGTAGGCATTGCTACACCTCCGTCTTGCATTTCTTGCATTTCAGGAACAACGAACGCCATTTTAACCTCTTCCATAAACTCCGGTGTAAACAACTCTTGTTCAGGGCTGTATTCTTTTACACCGTGTCTTTTCATCATGTCCGTTAAATCGTTTTGATAAGACAACTGCATTGTTTTTAAAAACGGCTGTAGTTTTTCTACTGCACCTGGTTTTTCTATAAAACTAAATATTTCGTTTTTATAATCTTGTTTAAGGTCCATCAAATCTTGCTCAAAGTTCATAGGTCCTTGGTCCATCGTCATTGAATCTTCCATAGAAGGACCCATAGAAACACTTTCTTTTACATCACTGACTGAAGGACTTGTGGTACTTGCCATGGTATTAAGAGCCATGTTGATGTCTTGATCGCCTTCTTCAAACAAAGGCGTAGGCACAACAGGTCCGCCGATTTGATAACGGTTGCCGTCCATGGCTTTTTCTTTCTGATCTTGGGTCATCTTGTCCCAAATAGAAAACATTCTTTTGCGTTCCGTAGGCGTTGCACCGACTGCACCAACAACCCCACCACTCTCGTAGCTAGGATAAGGTACAGATCCTCCGCTTTGCATATCGACGGCGGAAGAGAACATTTTACGTCCTTTCCAATTCATCAGCCAAACATTCCAAACATTCGCATTAGATCAGCGACACCGCCACCGGCTTGAGTGCCGTATTGAGTATAAGATCCTTGTGGCAACATGCCAAGCATACCTTGATACGCTTGCATACGTTTCCAAGGCTCCATAGCCATTCTGTTTGCTGCATCATACTGAGCGCCGTACATTTTATTTTGTATGCCACGTCCTGCTTGTCCCAATTTGTCAAAAGCGCCTATTTGATTCATCAACCCTTTTTGTCCGGTCATGCCAAGATCAGTAAACCCTGTGCCCATTTGCCCCATACCTTGTCCGAGTTGTCCGTATTGTCCAGCCATGCTGGTAATGCCTTGACCAAGCGCACCAAGTCCTTGTCCAAATTGTCCAAGCTGACCACTGATTTGTCCTAAACCTTGTCCAGCGCCTTGTGCCGCTTGCTGTGCTTGTTGAAAACCTTGTTGTCTTAAACCACCCACCGCTTGCGTTAGACCACGGCCAAAGGCTTTTTCTCTTTCTTGTTCCATAAGACGTCCACGAGAACCGCCAAACGCACCAGAGGATACAGCATTAGCTCTGTCAGCCTGTGCCTGCTGCTGGTTCTGTTGGCTCATTTGTTCTATGGTGCCTTGAACCACTTGGTCTTCGTAAGGATTGTAAAATTGTTGTGCAGCACCGGGCGCAAACATATTTGCCGCTTGACCAGCCATACCTGTTGCTTGACCATACATTCCAGCGCCTTGACCATACATTTGTTGTGCCATAGGCAACGCACCAGCTCCTTGTTGCATCGTACCAAACCCTTGTTGAGCCATGTTTGCTCCTTGTTGCAGATACGGCGTAAAGCCACCAAGGCCACCGGCCATTGATCGTGCCTGCATTTCATAAGGATCAAGCCCTGCGTATTGCCTGACCGGAATCGGCATAGGTTGTTTTGCTAAAGCAGACGCGGACTCTAAAAACCCACGACGCATTGCGCCAGCATAAGGCTCGTCATATTGAGCTGTAGTTTGTGGATCGGCGTAACTAGCCATTGTAAGACCTCCCGTCTCCCATGCTGTTAATTTTTCTTAGTGTTTCAATGCCAATGGCGTCTACAGCGGGTTTTTGAATAACAAACTCACCCGGCTCTAGTTTTGCAAAAGTAATATCACCTGGTCTGTCGTCCGTGGACCCACCGTGCATCATTCCCGGAGCGCCCATATTTGCATAGCCTACTCCTGGCATTAATGCAGGAGTTAGATTAGTGGGTTGATAATCTTGATAATTGAACGCTTGTCCTCCGTAAGCTTCTCCTCCAACGGGAACTGATCCTTGAGGCTCGTCTTTCAATAAAGATTTCATGGCTAGAAAGCTTAACAAAGGACTTCCACCAAAGCCTCCACCGCCATCTCCTCCAAGACCAAACAGACTGCGTATGCCACCGCCTTGTCCACCGCCTTGTCCACCGCCTTGTCCACCAAAGCCTAATAGTTGACCGAGTAGACCACCGCCTCCTAAAACGTTTCCGCCCAAAGGACCTTGGCCTTGACCAAAAATAGTGTTTCTGATTCCAGGAAGAATACCATAACCTAAAGGACCGCCAGCGTCTTCGCCAGCAGCCAAACTTTCATCACTTGCTGCTATCGCCGCAGCCAGTTCTTCGTCCGTCATTGCTGTAATTTCATCTGGAAAATCGTAGTCAAGACCGCTAAGAAGATCGTCAAAATAGTCATCAGAATAAGGAGCGTCATCTAAAAACGATCCGCTTCCACCGTAAATTTCTTCTTGAATAAGATCATCCAATGAACCAGCACCTGCTGTGTCATAAATGTCAAAAACACTAGAACCATATTCAGAAACGTCGTCACTGGTATCAGTGCCGACAGAGTAAGAAAAATCGAGATCTCCAAGAAGATCGTCAAAACTGTAGTCGTCGTCAAACAGTCCCATTTATGTCTCCGTTATTGTGTGTACCTATTTTCATTTTATTCTACCATTATTTTTTGTTAATGTTTATCTTCTTGAAGTCCCACCACTGCTTATTTTACGCTCCGGTTGGTACCAATCTCTTTTAGGGGTTTTTCCTTTTGCCAACATCTTAGCAATTCTCCTTTTAAAATTAGCTGCCCTTAGTCCTTGGTTCGTGGACTGTGCGGCCCCTGGCACTAAACCAGACATATAGGACATAGGATCACCGCCTGTTTCTCCTATTCTGTTTGCATAACTTTCGTTAGCAAACTGTTGCACCCTAGCAGCTCTTTCTGCTCTTTCTCGTTCTTCTCTCATAGAATCCGTTTCTCTCGTTTGAGCAGTCACTTCGACAGGTTGTATGTCTGGATACATGTCTACATCCTCTTCAGCCGAACCCATGCCGTATTTCTCTTCATAAGACTTTATTGGTGATATTCGAGCAAACAAGTTTCTTAGTTGTGGCCCTAGTCCTTGGCCCAATATTCCTTTTTGTCCTTCTATTCTCGGTTGAATTTTATTCATCAACCACCCAAGACCCGCTATTTGCGGAAAAGCTTGAGCAAACTTCATTCTACTTGCTACTCTAGGATCAAGTAGTCCTTGCATAACTTTTGAACTCATCGGTCTTTTTGAGCTCATAATACCCAAGCCCAAAGGTCCTCCTTTGTTTTGCAATAACATTCCCCACGGACCCACTTTTCTAAACAACGCTTCTATACCTGCTCGTTGTCCTAAAGCTTTGCCAAGTCCCATAGGTCCTTGGTCCCTGAACGCTTTATACATTCCAAGACCTTGCCTAGCTTGTGGATTAGACATAATACCCATCATAAGCATACGTTTGGCAAAATCTTTTGCAAAAGGATCAGAAGTAGTTTGTCTCGGTCCACCGACAGTAGTTGTTGTGCCTCCAGTTGGCATATACTGGTCATAGAAAACAGATCGGGGGACATCAAAAGGGCTTGTTGACTGAGTTACTACATCTCCTGACTGATACCCTTTATACCCAGAAGCATACGCAGCTCTTGCTTGCTTTGCAGCTTGAGCTTTGGTTGGATAAACCTTTCCAGATTCACCCCACTTGTATCCTCCTTTTACTTTTTGTATTGGCATTATAAAGAAATTGTTGTTGAGCCGTTTGTAGCGACTGTTAATGTTCCAACAGAACCCGTGGCCTCAAGTCCTACCGGTGTCCGTGTTGATAGGTCTTGCCACTGACTGCCTGTGTAAACCTGTAAAACATCTTTTGACAAGTTCCATATTACATCGCCAGTCGCAAATTTATTTTGTCCTATCTGTACATCAGTATATTGCGGAGTTGCCGTAGGATCAAATTTACCTAGGTTTATCTCTAAAATACGCACCATTCTGTTGTACAAAGCAACATCTACAGCACTTGAAGCAAGAGGCAGTCTACTGTTTAAAAGTTTTGCCACTAGCGCCTACCGTCAGGCCTAATGTCAAACCGAGTGCTGCCAAGCCTCCAACCTACTCCTGTGTTTCCAGGCACGTTGTCGTCGTCCGATTCTAGCCTTAAAACAGCTTGTCTTCCTCTCAAACGAGTGTCTATTTTTGTTGTAGAACTTGTAACCGAAGAAGTGCTGGAAGTAGTCAAGCTTTCTCCAGGATAGTTTCTGTGTTTTAAAACAAAGTTTAGTGCTTGGCCCGTGCCACCACTCCCTGTAAATTTAACGTCCGGTATTATGCTTCTAACGAAAGATATATACTCTCCTTCATCAATGTCAAAATCACTGGATTCTATATACACGTTGTCCATAGGAGAACCGTCCGCATCGTTTCCATTTTCATGTTCATACAAATAACCGTTTGATGTGGCTCTTGGTTTAGTAAATATTCCATCGTCTATCCAAGCTGTTCTTGATAACGCACCTATGGACCACACTTGTTCTAAGTAGTTGTACATAACATAACGATCAATTTCTGTACTGTCCGTAGAAACGTAGTACCAACCAACTTCGTTAAACTCGCGATTGGTAATAGCAAATGTTTTAAAGGCTTGCGACGCGTTGTATCCATCCAATACAAAATTCAAAACAGCACAAGGCACTCTTGAAACAGCGCCGTCGTACTTGTAAAAACCGTCTCTTGCCATCCAATATATACCGTCCGGTGCGTTTATGGCCGCATTAGGAGAGATCAAACCTATGTTCTCGTTCATTAAGTTAACACCAAAAGTAAACGGAGGACCTACAAACTGTAGGGAATATAGAGCCGTATCTGTCCAAATTAATATTTCTTGACGAGCGCGTAAGCCTCCTACAATTTGCGAACCCGAAGACAGCCGTATTGAACCTGCTGTGTTACTGCTCAAAGGTTCCCACTGAGTAGCGCTTTCTTGGTCACTAAACGCAACCAACAAAGGATCCGATGTCCCGCTTCTTGCTGAACCCTCTATTGGGTCTGCCCCTAAGACTATAATGTGTCTGTCTATGTCACTGACTATGGTTTGCAATCCAACCGTAGGCGCTAGGTTTGCTCCTGACAAAGCTGTAATGTTTACTGCTCTTGTAGATGTGCCGGTGTTTTCAACCCAATAGTAAATGCCTCCCCCTCTAGGATTCAATAAAAGATCTTCGCCAAACGCATCGTGGGACCAAAGCCTTAATTGATTTGTTCCAGAAACAGCAGTGGCACTACCAAAAGCACCTGTGTTCCAAGCACCAACACCCCACCCCGTAGAAGAAACATAAACATCCAGCCCTACATTGATTTGATAAGCACCAACCACACTTGACCCGCCATTACCGACATCACTACTGTTTGCTGTAACTGTATCGCCATCGGTGTCTTTCGCTTCAATGGTGTAACTATTCGCGTTTACAATCGTTGCTATTTGATATTCTTGATTTAAAACATTGGCAGTAATTAACCCGCCCAAAGTAGCGGCACCGCTAAAAGTAACAAAATCATTTTGTACTGCTCCGTGTGCCGTATCTGCTACAGTAATAGTCGCATCCCCATTTGTTGCGGAAAAAGTCACGTCTCCAGCAGAAGTTGTAGCTCGTATTGGAGTTATATCGTTGTAAGAGTTGCCGTCCGACACATAATATTTCCATGTCGTGCCCAATCCCAACCATTTTGTAGAGTCCAAAGAAACCCAAGCCAAGAGCGCTCTGCCTGTGCCTAAAAAAGTAGAAGAAATTTCTTTTACCCAACCGCCTATCTTTTCAGGCAGTCCTTTACGAAAACGAATTAGATTGGAGTCAAACCACCC